CTGGAGCCAGTATTGCCGCTTGATCTGCGGTAATGGGGGCCACAGCTGGCTCGGTGAATTGCTTTGCATAAGCCTCATTGGCCAATGCTTCCCGCTGCATCTCTTTGAGCTTGGCTGCTGTGACCAAATTGCCAAAAGCTCCGGTCAAACCCTTTTCATAAGCACCTTGGCCGGCTTGCAGGGCAGAGCCTAGAGCTTGGCCTAAACCAATACGCTGTGGGCTTCGGCCACCAGCCTGGAGTAATGCAGCCGCGGCTGACAGTGTTGACTGCAAGCCAAGTTGTTCTTTTTGTTTGGCCGTCAATAGCTTTTCAAGTTCACTATCGCCACCACCACCAAACAAATTGCCGAGTAGTCCATCAAAATTAAATTCAGCCATTTTTATTCCTTATAAAAGGCCAAGGACAGCACCACCAATTGCACCAGCAGCTGTGCCAATACCAGGAATGACGCTGCCAAGTTTTGCACCAGCCAAAGCCCCACCAAGAGCGCCAGAAGCAGGGTTTTGGCTGTATGGAGTTGTTGCCACCATACCAAGGTTGGCAGGCTGCGCACCGAGTGAAGACTGAACCACGCCAAGACGCTGCAAACCAATATTTCGGATCGCATCCATTTGTTGCTGGTCCAGAGCTTGACGCGCACCGCCAGCACCCATGACCGCTTGAGCGCCACCAAGACGTAATGCTTGTTGCTGTGCAGCCAAATTACCTAGCTGGCTTGCACCGCCTAGCCTCAATTGCGCACCTTGCAAGCCTGCTTGCTGATTGGCAATGTCGGCTGCTGATCTTCGGCCAATGTCGGCCTGCTGCATGGCCATGGCCTGATTGAATGCTTGCTCGTTTAATGTTGTTCCAAGGTTGGCCGCCTGCTTGGCAAACCCTTGGTTAGTCAAAGCCTCGGCCACACCTTGGCGTGATCCACCAAATGCACGGGCAGCAGTTGCGCGTTCACCAGTCTGCTGGATGGCAGCGCGCCTTGCAGATTCCAAATCAGATAATGCATTGGTGCGCACAGCTGATGTATATGGATTCATGTAAGAGCCAATAGAGCCTGGTCCAGTCAATCCCAAATTAGTCTGCTGTGCTGAAATCTGTGCAGGCTGATAGACACCGCCATAAGCGGCCATTTGAGCTGCCAAGTCTGTGCCACTGATGCCTGGGCCAGCGAGGGCCGTGTTGACCAGAGCCTCCTCGCCTGCCTGATACAAAGGGTTGTAACCGGCAAACTGCTGAGTTGGCAAAGCGCCAGCGACCCCTTGGGCCTGCTGAAAGTTGGCCAAGAATGCTTCTTTGATTTGAGGATCAATCGAGCTTGTTGAGGTTGTTGTTCCACCTTTTGACATATTGCCACCTTATCCGAGTAAAGACTTTAATTTCTTGGCAGGCACTTTGCCTTCGTTAATCATGTCCAGAAGTCCACGGCCATACTTATTGACTGAAGACTTCTTGATGACGTACTCACCGCGCATCATGTTGACTTGGCCCTCATCAGGACCAGCAGGGTCAGGACCAAAGACTCTGGTAATCAGACCTCCTTCAGCCGCGCCAGAGCCTGGTGTGCCATCACTGCCTGGTGCTGTGCCGGTAGCACTAGCAGCCGCAGCCGCAGCAGAGTCAGCCGCTGTGGCGGCAGCAGCAGCAGCCGCACCACCATCATCATTACTACCATAGTAATCAGCCAAAGTCACACCAGACTTTGCAGCAATGTCGCGCTCCAAGTTGGCAGCAGCAATCCGGTTATACAGCCCTGGGTCATATCCACCCATTGGCTGATTCACTGGCACGCCAGCATAAGGGTTTTGGAATGGTTGCACCTGGCCCATGATCTGTGAATATGGAGAACCAGTGCCACCGACCACATTAGGGTTGTATTGAGCGCCAATAGGAATGGATTGGTAATTTGCAAAGCTCTGTGCAATCCCACCCAAACCACCAAGGCCGCCAGTATTGGTGACAGTTTCACCCGTAGTGCCGCCAGTATTGGTTACAGTTGCCGGTGGTGTATAAAACTTAACGCCAGAGCTGTTAGCTAAATAAGACATATCAGCATCAGTCAAACCAAAAGTAGACTTAATCTGAGCTGAAGTTAATTTGCCTGATTGAATCGCATTATTGGCAGCACCAATATCACCAGAGCGAAATGAGTTATATAAATCTGTCTCAGCTTGTGTATATGTTTTCCCACCAACAGTAGTTCCACCAGTAGTTCCACCAGTAGTTCCACCAGTAACACCAGTAACACCAGTAGTGCCACCAGTAGTGCCACCAGTAGTGCCACCAGTAGTGCCACCAGTAGTGCCACCAGTAGTGCCACCAGTAGTGCCACCAGTAGTAGTTAGCAAGCCTGCTTGCCTATCAATTCCCTCTAATCTTGCCCTTTCTACAGACCACAATCTGTCAGCTTCAGCCTTTTGTGCTGGCGTTGCAATTGCATTGAATGCTTGTGATGCAGAGTCTGTTCCACCCATAGCACGTAATTCACCTAAACTTTGTAATGCTCTTGGGTTGTTAATGTCAAAGCCCGGTGAATATGCAGTTAGCGCCACTGGCCTGCCACTGGCATCTTGCACATATTGCCCTGGTCTGGTTGTATCCACTTTGGCCATGTTCTGGGCAGAGTATGGATTAGCCGCATTAGCCGCATCTACCACCATTTGTGGCGATACTTGACCAGGCACTGAATTAGCAATGTAATCGGCAACGTCATACTGACCTTGAGCATTAAAGCCAGGGATTGTGTCGTATGCAGCATTGAGTTGTGCATCAGTCAAACCATAGGTAGCTTTGGCATAAGCATTCAAGGCAGCCTGAGATGTCTGAGGCCGTGCAGCCAATTCGGCTGCTAAAGCAGCATTGATTTGTTCTTGCGTGTACTTTGCAGTTGCCATATATATCCCCTAAAGTTCCTTTGCCATTACAGACCACTGTGGACTGTAACCTTCGTCTTTCAAAAATGTCTTGGCCCAGCCTCTTCGGCCTGCCAAGGTCACTCTGGTGCAGCCTACAGACTTGCCCCAGGATTCGATCAATGGTCGCATCCTTGAGAGTTCGTCTAGGTCGCCACCAGCCAAGAAATAATGCAAATTCTTTAGCCTGGGATAGACAACGATCTCTGTCAATACCACCGAGTCCTTGGCTGGCCACAGCTGTAATCTGTGATCCTCAACCATCTCAGCGACATCGTCAAAATTGTGTGTGCCTCCACTGTATTCTAAAGCAGCCTCCACATGGTGGCGCAGCCTGTCCAATTGTTCTTGGTCGCTCATCTCTTGCCGCTGGCCACAGCATCAAGCCTAATCACCCCAATGCGCCAGTCGGCCAGCACCGCGCCAGTCACCACCATGTTGACCTGGCGGCCAGAAAACCTCACTGAAGTTGGGTTGGCTGCCGTGAATGGTCCAAATGTGGACTCAGTGCCTGTGGGGTAAAGACGGGTTTTAAATGACACCACAGCCTCACCCAAGGTCTGCTCATCTGGCACAACTTCTCTGACCTTCATCACATTGTCGCCATTGCCAATTTGGATGGGTCCAGACTCGGCAAAGAGTGTCGCGCCATCGTAGTCAAACCCGACCTCATGCTCATAGACCTCGCCAGCCTCATCGACCATCAAAGGCAAAGTAAAAACCCCAGCATCAGTGCCACATAGTCGCACCAGTGATCCGACATTCCAGTGATTCTCGCGGTAGTTAAATAATACATAGCTGTCATTTTCCAAGCCTGCATTGCTTGGGTAAAACCACCAGATTTCACCAAATTTACTGTTATGGACAGCGGAAATTTTTGACCTTTGGTCAAAGTTAATGTTGCCAAAAACAAAGTCTGAGACATCGCAAGGCAGTGGCTTAACATACCCGTCATAGATAAAGAACCCAGACTTGCTCATCCAGATGGCAGCAGTGTCAATGGCCGCCACAGCCTGGGCCGAGATCAGGCCACAGCCGCTTCCGGCCTTCTCAAAGCCATAAACAAATGGCGCGCCAACATACTGGGCCGTGTGGACATCCACATCTGTAAACAATAGATTGATGCCCTTGACACGTTTGCCAGCCAATAAGCTGCCAGAGGTTGTCAGCTCATAATCTCCTGCCTGGTTGTCGCCTGCCGGTGTCCAAAGGGTATTGTCCTCTTGGTCGCACCACTGTACTTTTCTTGGGTTTCCACCCGCGCCAAGTGCAAACAGGAAACGCTCGGCAGTCACCAAGATGGCAGTGTTACTCACTGGCGCGTTGGTGATGACAGCAGCCAGTGTGGGCGTGGCAAAACCTAGTTGCCACTCGTAAATCTTGCCATCGTAGTTTGAACACCCTACTAAGTATTCGCCCCAAGTGTCTAGGCTCCAAGTCGTAGCTATGTCTGCCGATCCAGTGTCAGGCCGTGGCACGCCATAGGCAAAACTGCCGTAGAGGTTTTTGCCGTAGCCTGTGCTGCTGGTGGCATCGATAAAACCAGTCGTAAATCCAGTGGGTGTGATGTCTTTGAGAACACCTAAGATGTCCATTGCAAAGAGCTTGGAGTGAGTGCCAAGGCCAATGTAAGAGTCGGCATCGTTGTCGCGCCAAGTGATGATTGCCCTGCAAGCGCCCGTCACAGTTGATGCCGATTTACTGCGCCAGCCGTTGACTGGTCTTAATGTGTTTTCATACCAGCGCACCAAATTAGCGTCATGCCAGCGCCCAGCAGACTGATACTCAGTGCCATTTCGGTAAACACCTGGGGGTAGTTTGATGGGTATGTACATGGCTAAATTGTAGGTAGATTTGAGACAAAAGACACAGTCGCAATTGCTGATGGCACTGCTGGCCGTGTGGGGCTGGAGCCGGCAGCAAAATGCTCTAGCGTCACATTCACATTGTCAACCTTGTAAACGATTTCAACATAGTCGCCTGCATCCAATTCAATAAAGAAGTTCAAGGCCGCAATCATGTGGCTGGGATCACCTGTGCTTTTTCTTGCAGGGGGGTGATACCGGCTGTTGGAATTGTCTACGTTTGTGCCATTCTTGCGAAACCAGATGTCTACATTATGGGAGTCGTTGGTGGTGTTTTTGAGTTGAATCGAAAACTGGATGTTAAAGACACCAGAGTCTGCGACATTAAGCCTTGAGCTGTTTGACAGCGTGACCCCGTTGGAGATATCTGTGTTGCTAAATACCACAGCAGTGGCCACTGTGGTGCTTGCAGCCACTTGATCGGTTAAGTCAAAAAATGCCCCATGGGGTGTGTTCAAAAACTTGCCGCCCCTTGGTCCAAACAAAGCACCCAGCACGCTGATCAGTTTTCTGAAGTACCCATTCAGCGCCCCATTGTTTTCAGCAAAGTAGCGCTTCTCATAAGCCTCTGGCGCAAAGCCAAGACTTGGGATTGATGGGACTTCGAGTTGTTGATTGACGTTGGCCATGGCTCAATTTTGCCACCTTATGCCATGTCTAAACCAGCGGCCTTGACTTCTGCGACCCGTCTTGCCCATCCCTTGCCAAAGGTTGGCCAAGTGGGCAGATCGTGCAAAAAAGACAAGCGCCTGTCGTTGTAGGCACTGACCAGCTCATTTGCATCCATGCCGGCCACGGCCTGCAAGGTCTTGGGACCAATGCCGCCATCAGGCTCGACACCCACAGCGGCTTGCAGCCACTTGGCAGCCCTGCCTGGGCCAGAGTTAATGGCAGCGTCAAAGACGCAATAATCGACACCGGCAGGCAGATCATCGCCCTTGACCTTGTCCCAATATTTGGCTTTGTACATGGGGCCGACAATCTCTGGAGTGAGGCCGCGCATGGTCTTCTCATCGACCTCATGGCCCACCCACTCTTCCCAGACCCGTTTGGTCACGCCAAGGTTGGTCATACCGCCTGGGTCACTTGGGTGGTTGACGTAGCCACCTTCATGGTGCAAGACAGATTTCAAGCAAGATTCAAAGTTCTCTTTCATTTTTTCACCCTATCAGCAATTTTTTCCATTGTTCGGCCACCAAAGTAAAACGACATGACCAGCATGCCCCACTGGCCTAGCAGCTCGACATAAGCGCCACGGGTTTCAAGATCAAAGATCGAGGCAATGGCAAAGCCAGAATAGGCCACCAAAAGGAATACAAGGGTCATAGGTCGTATATTTTTAGACAGCCAAGAGTCACTGGCCATGTCAGCTTCAGCGCGCCTGGTGACGTTCTCCTGCTCAACCTCAAAGAGCTTAGTCTCGTTGGCCATCTTGGCCAGCTCACCATCCTGGACCATCTTGGCCAGTTCAAACTGGGCCTTTGCTTTGGCCTCTGGGTCTGGAATGAGTTTGTCAATGAGCTTACTGCCCACTTGCATGAGTGCGTCTAGTCCGATCATTATTAGTCCTTATACAAAAATCTGGAATCGTCTTCTATCCTCAAACATACCAAGCTCAATGGTGTGCTGCCTGGCTCGCTTGTCATACAGTTCCACCTCTAATTCATTGGTGGCTTTTTCTATTTTATTGGCCTTGAGTGCTTGTTTGTATTCTTCTTGAACGCGCTCCACGGCCTGGTCAAATGCGGCTTGCTTGACATCATATTGCTTGGGCAAAACCATGGGATACCATTTGTCTAGTGTGATCATTTCTTGTCCTCCCGTTCTCTGGCCTTGGCAAAGTAGTACAGCAATTTCCCACGCAATTCTGCTGAGTCAGCCACCCCTGCCCACATGGCCAAGTTGTTCCATATGACCAGCAGTTGCTCTGATGAGCAATTATTGCCATTGGTTGTCAGCCACATGGACAACTGCGTATGCCGCAGCGTTGGTTCACCGATCCAACTTATCCCATAAAAATCCGAAACTGTGCATGGTGATTTAGCATTTACTAGAAGAACAAATGGAATCAGTAATAGCCATCTCACGACATCGCCCAAATAATGATGTATGTACCCCAGACCACAAATGCCGTGATGCAGGCCGCAGCAATGAGTGCCACGGCCCAGTCTTTCACTTTAGGCTCGTAAAGATGATGCCGGCCATGCTGGTCAGCATGATGCCAGAGACCCCAAGCATGATGTTTTCAAGACGTTTAATCCTGGCACACAGCATCTCATAGCGCAGTGTGCAGACATCAACATGGGCATTGAGCTGTGCTTGTGTCGGGTCCATGCTTATGCGCTATTACGAGCCGCTTCAGCCGCAGCCAATGCCGCCTGATAAGCCGCAATAACTTCAGCAGTCCAAGCCGCATTGCAGATTGCAACGACATTAGCGGGAACGCCTGTTAAGTCTTGTGCGGGTGTAAGGCTTGAGCGATGGTAGGTTTGGCTTAGTTGAACGCCATCTTCCATAATGCGTGTTGCTTCACGATAGAGAACGATGCCGTTCTCTGTGACTGTGATTTGGTCAACTACAGTTGTTTTAGTTAAAGACATTTTAATTTCCTTTTAAGTTAAGTATCCGACTACATCAATCCAATGTAGTTAATTAAACAAACATTACTAAGCTACCATATACGGATGTGGTGTTTTTGTATATGTTCTGGTTGCTAGTAATATCTGCTGCGGCTGTTCTTCCAGTGAAATGCACTGATGTAGAACCTAATGTGCCGTTTAAAATTCTAGGAGCTAAACTTACAACACTAACATTTAAATTTGCTTGATAAGCAGAAAACCCATGACCAAATCCATTGTTAGGAAATGGTAGTCCATCAAAAGTTGAAGCTGACCCAGTTCCTAGTGAATTAACTTCAATATAAAATTCGAGAAATACCATATTGCCAACTTTGGTATATGTACCTCCCCTTCCGTAATATGTAGTATTACCTCCAAGGCTAGGTGTAAAAGTACCTTCTTCATAGTCATCTAGCGTATTAGCGTTTGATGATGCTGATTGAGTTGCGGGGAATGTGATGCCTGTGCCTGCGTTGGGAACTGCTGAGTCAAGCGCAAGTGTCTGGCCTTCTTTCATAGTAATCTGTCGATTACCATCGCCATCAGAAATAACTGCATAACTACTGGCAGTACGAATGTCTAAGCCATCTTGGTTGCCGTTGTAACCACCAATGATGATGTTTTTACCACCTGTGGTAATTAAAGAACCAGCTCCATGACCAATAGCTGTGTTATTAGATGCTGTAGTGTTTGCTTTTAGTGACTCATAACCAACAGCAACATTATTAAATCCAGTTGTGATGTTAGTTAAAGCAAAAGCACCAACAGCAACATCGTAATAATTAGTTGCGCCACTACCGCCTTTGCCAGCTTGATATCCAACTGAAGTGCTGTAAACAGTACCCGATGTCCAAGACATATTAGAACTAGCTTGATAACCAATTGCAGTTACACCATTAGGTGCTGTGGCAATCGCAGCAGCTTGATAGCCCAAAGCAACAGTATTAGTTCCTGATGGCGTTTGTCCATACACAGTACCCAATGCAGTAGGCGTAGCGGCAGAAGCACCACCAGCCGAAACAAACGACAAAACACCAGAACCATTGGTTTGCAAAACTTGCGTGTTTGTTCCATCGGCACTTGGTAGTGTCCAAGTTACATTGGCAGCAATAGTATCTGGTGCTTTAAACGACACATAGTTTGTGCCATTATCCGTGTCTTCATACAACTTCAGATTAGAGCCAGCAGTTGAGTTTCCAAGAACATCTAATGCCCCTGTAAACACTGCCGCACCAGTATCACTCAATGTTGCACCAGTAGAGTTTTGAATCAACTTACCTGTTGTGCTGTCAAAACGAGTGAAAGCATTGTCGGTCGAAGATGCAGGGCCAACTACATCACCTGTACCACTTGCTGTAGATGCAATAGTTTGATTAGGCCATGTGCCAGTAACAGTTATGTTTGTTCCCGCAACAATGCTAGGAGTTGCTGTTCCTGTGCCGCCATTAGCGACAGGGAGTTGACCCGTTACGCCTGTAGTCAAAGGCAAACCAGTTAAGTTGGTTGCAGTACCGCCAGAGGGTGTTCCTAATGGCCCACCATTGTCTATCAATCTAACCCAACTACCTCCATGAGCAAAGAACATTGCCCCATCTGAATGACTATGAGCCAAAGCCCCGTGATAAGTAGAGGCAGATGGGAAAGCCGCTTGATTGGCATAGTAGAAAGGAATTACCGATCCTACTTGCGGAGCAGTGATTGCACCATCATCAGCAATCGTTACCGAACTATTTTGAACAATTTTTCCAGTTGTGCTATCAAACCTTGTGATTGCATTGTCTGTAGATGACGCTGGGCCAGTTACATCACCCGCACCAGCGGGAGTAGACCAAACACCATCACCACGCCAAAACGTAGAGGCACTAGCAGATGTTCCGCTATTCAGATTAGTAACGGGTAGGTTGCCTGTGACACCTGTAGTCAGGGGCAAGCCTGTTGCATTGGTCAATGTTGCGCTTGTTGGTGTTCCTAAGATGGGAGTTACCAAAGTAGGTGAAGTAGCAAAGACAGCCGATCCTGTTCCTGTTTCGTCAGTTAATGCCGCCAAAAGATTAGCAGAAGTAAATGATCCCAAAGACGTTGCATTACCAACCGAAGTGACTGCGCCTGTTAGATTGGCGTTTGTCGTGACTGTTGCCGCATTGCCTGTTGTATTTTGATTAAATGTTGGGAAAGAAGTCAAATTTGCCGCAGACCCTGTAGGTGCAAGCACATCTGTACCAATTACCAAACCTAAGTTAGTACGAGCATTGGCTGCTGTTGAAGCACCTGTTCCACCATCGGCTACTGTGATGTCTGTGATACCTGTTACAGAACCACCTGTAATTGCTACGCTAGAGGCCGCTTGTGTCGCAATAGTACCTAGACCTAAATTAGTTCTAGCATCAGCCGCAGTAGAAGCACCAGTACCGCCATCAGCAACCGCTAGATCGGTAATACCTGTAATTGAGCCGCCAGTAATTGCGGCAGAAGCATTGTCTGTCTTTGTCGCAACAGCAGTAGCAATGTTGTTGTACTCAGTGTCAATCTCAGTGCCTTTGACAATCTTTAACGGATTGCCAGGCGATAAGTTGTCTTTAGTCGCAAAGTTAGTGGTTTTGGTGTAATTACTCATGGTTTACCTCTTAGGCCATTTTGCCATCTTTGGCTTGAATTTCAATCTTTTGAAGGGATAACTGTGTACCGTTA